AATGCAGCCTCCCCTCGGCCAGAGCGGTCGTCGCCGCGATTGCAGCATCATCCTCGCGCTGTTGTTCCTGGACACGCAGCATGTCGGCAGAGATCGCCCCAATAGTGCGCCCGAGATCGTTCAACCCAGACGCAACAGAACCCACGGGAATGCCGCTGGCTCTTGGCGCTGGCCCTAAATTTGAAACTGTTGTGCGTTGTTCGTAGACGGGAATTCGTGGCATTTTAGTACCTCAATTTCAGACCAGAACCACCGCCGGTGTTTTTAAGACCAAAACCACCGCCAGTACCCTTAAGCCCGACACCGCCACTCGCCGCTGGCGCTCCGGCTGGAAGTTTTGAGTATGCATACCCACCAGAGGCAATAGCCGCTGCAGCTGACATATAGCCAGAGCGCCGCGCGCTCTTCGCCGCGGATCGAGAAGCAGACGCCTCGTAATCAGACAGCTGCGCCTGATTGAGCAGCCCCGTCCGGGTCATTTCGCCCTCGTAGCGGATATTCAAAGCATCTTGCTCGGCATTGACCAGTGATTCGCGGAATATATCAGCCGCCGAGCCGTTCAGATTGACGCCGGACTGCGCCGTAGCCGCCAGCTGCTTACCCAAAATCTGCCTGGCCTGCCGACGTTGCGCGTCCTCACGGGCGCTCCACTGCTGACCAGCCGCCTCGGCCTGAGAACGAGAAACTCGTGCGTTATATTCTTGCCCCTGCGCCTGCGCCTGATATTGCGCGGCCTGCGCGTTACCTTGCTGGATAGCTCCAATAGCCTGAATAGCAGTGCCAGCAATCAACATGATCTCTGCCATCACTTCACCCTTGAAAATAAGTCGTGGTCTTGACCGTCTGGAGTATAACGCCGAAGCCGTCCCTCGTGTTGAAAATTAAGCATTCTGATCCACCGCTGACCAGCTTCAAAACGGACATCGACGGTGGCTTCTATTCGTGACCAAGGCGCAACCTTGAGAAAGCCTTCAACAGCCCGGTGGATTGTCAGAAAATGACGACCAGCATCATCCGACAACAGCGCCCACAAACAAGCTCGGCCAGGCCATAGCTCAACAGCGCCAGCACACCCAATGATTGTGTCGTTATGAACTCCAGTGAAAGACCAAGGCGTCTCTAAAGACTGACCGTAGCGAATGTCGGAAATTATCGACGACATCCCTTCCTGAGAACGCTGCAGCCGCAAGGTGGCAAGATGCTCGGCAGAAAACTTAACCAGCCTCATCTGCTGTCTTGCGTGACGATTTGCGGGAATATACCGGCGATGCCCAGCGCGGTCGGACTGTCCGACTCGATGTAAATATAGCCATCAGTCTCATAACCACCAGGCCAATCAACCAGCTTATCACCAGTGTACAACGGCACTGCCCTATCCATCTGATTCGCAGCAGTACGGAACTCCATAGTCAAAATGTTGTCAGGCCGCGACCCGTAGCGGAAACTTGAACTACTGATCAGCCGGAAAACAACCTTATGGATTCTCTTCGTTTTCCCTTGCGCCGTGCCATCGGCTGCACCAGCCTCGATCCGCATTGGCTTTAATATCGAACTGTAGCGCAGGCCAACCTGCACCCATTGAGCAGAACGCTGTAACGTAATAGAGCCACCACTTACAACGCAATCCGGGTGCGGAGCACCATCAGCCAGAACAGCAACAGTCTGACCATCCAGCCGAGACAATCCGGAAACGACCGCGCCTCCAGGCGTGTGCGTGCTTCCAGAGTCCACATAGAACTGATCGCGCGCCGTAGGAATTGGAACCGGATAGCCGTTATTTTCTTCAATGAACGGATCTTCCATGTAAACAACTTCGCGCGTGGGAGCAACAGGCCAGCCATCCGGACGACCACGACGAACGCTCATCCAAACCTGATCTCCGCGACCGTTCGGTCTCGGAATGACCGCCACGGATTCAACAACGCCCCAAGGAACGTCCGTAGAATTGACGCCACTGGAACCACCAAGCAAATGCCGATGCCAGCCCTGAACCTGTTCCTCGTTGTTCCAGGTAAAGCCAAGCAGCACGCCGTCAGCCCGGACGCACCAAACAACAGAGTACGGCTCGATGGCAAAGTCCATGTCGACAATGCCGCTGTCAGTGATGTGGTCTGACAAGACGGTAACATCCTTCGACTGATACCCGTCCTGACTGAAGTCGAACCCGATCTCGCGCACCTTGCGTCCAGACGGCATAACAAATAGCGACCTGTCACCAGACCTGATCGGCTGCACACCACGCGAGCCGTAGCCGCTGACAATTTCGGCCTTAACGTTCCCAGGCCCTAGCGGATCGCCGTTCGTCAGTTCGCCAATCGAAAACTCGCCGCCAGCCGTACCAGCGACAAGCATTCTGTCCGCGTGCAGCCATTGGATCGCATTCAACTCACCCGATGCTACCTCCAGACTGATAGCCATGTCGTCGGTGATTTCCCCGGAATCATTGCGAGACGAAAAATCATCGAACGCAGCAGCAACCGACATCCAGATGTTCTGCCCACGGGCAAAGCACAGCCTCTCACGGAAAAAAGCAACGGACGATGGCCAGCCTTCAACAGACGACCAGTCGGAAAACGACCATCGTGTCGTCGCATTGCCAGAGCCAACCGCGTCAGAAGGTATCCGAGAAATGACAGTAGCACTGGCCACCGTCCCGCTTGTTACCGATGTTATTCGCGCCCAGCCATAACCAGCATGCATGAACTGCCAATTGACCGCGCCGTCACTTTCTGCGCCAAAAGAATGCACGGGCTTAACGACTCCAGTGTGTGTGCTATTCAGCGCGGAGTAAATCTTAGAATCGCTGCGCCGAAGATCGCCCGAATTAACAGCTTTTCCAGGCTCCCAAGCAATCACCCCGCTGACGTTCTTTCTTTCAATTAAAAAAAGCGTGCCAACGTGACCGGCCTGAAATATTGACGTCGAAGCAGTCAGCGTGACGCTGCCAGTCTCACCAGATGACCAGACGGTCGTCGTGATGTCAGGATCGACTCCAATGAATGGCCCACCTTTCGGCTCGAATAGATCAAGCACAAACGAAGTCGCGGTGACGCGCTTCAAAATTCTAGGCTGGTAAGACGGGTGAGTGATGTAGAGAAAGTCGCCAGACTGAGCGAACCGCAGCCGACAGGTGCCGTTTGCTGCAAAGATATCATTCAGCGAATAAGGACTGACCACCTCGACAGGAACGCTAGAGATCTGCAATTGAGCGTTATTTGTATAAAACCGAATGTACTGCGAGCCAAACTCCAGCACATAAGCCGTGGTCTCATTAAACACAAACGGGTGAAGGTAGACTTTTTCCTGACGCCCACTGATTTCTTTTGTTGATGCAATATGCCGCGTGCCGCCGCGCCGCAATGCTGGCCCTTGCACGGTCGGTATCATGTTCTGCAGTGCTTCGCAGCCGTTCTTATAGCGGTCGTAATCTATCCGAGCAGACAGCATCGGGCTGAATTCGCCTGAATTAAAACTGGTAAATGCCGGTGAAGCCTTGCTCACAAAAGACCCCAGCCGGACTGCAGATCAGCAACAGAGCCAGCCGATGGGCCGGTCGCCGTTGTCGCCATGCCTTCACGAGAATCAATCCAAGACCCCCACGGTAGCTCGTCCGGTGGGTTTTCGATGGCGTCCTGACGCGCCGCCTCGCTTACAGCAAAATCGTATTCATTGGCGGCAAGCTGCCGTTTCTGCGCTGATTGCGTCAAAGCCTCGCACGATTCCAGCGCCAGCTTGCAAGCCAGTACCTCGACAAAAAGAGGATCGAGAAGATCGATGCTGGATACTTTCGCGACATAACGAATTTTTAACGGAGCAGAAAAGTCGGTCAGGATTTGACCACCCTCGACTGACCAAGGCGCTCTCTGCTTCAAACCACGCACATAAAAATCGTTGACCTGAACCAAAGCAAGAAAGTCAGCAGGTAACTGGTAAGCGTATGAATAACCCCAGGCAGGAGCCGAAACAAGCGCAGGCAAACTGTCGCGCCTGATTGAAAACTTCCACCGATTGCGTCGAAGCTCGGCGTCCATGATCATGTCGAACATGGAGTTCATGATCTGGGCGCGCTTCACATTGTCGGTGAGCGACATAATAGATTCAGCGCCGACCTTGGTCAGCGCCCGGTTTGCAATTTCAATCTTGCTCGGCATAAACGCGCCCCCGTATTATCCGGCAATTATGACACAGACCTAGTTCACGACCAGGAAAGAGAAAGTCGCTACAGCAGTAGCGGCAGCATTTCCGGTAACGGTAAAACTGCCTGCAGCGGGGGTCACGCGACAAGATGTCAGCGTCGCATCAGCCGCGCCACGCAGCTGCACAAACACTTCGGATGTTGCGGTAACGGTCGAGTTTGTCACAACGACCGACGTGCCAGCAGCAGCGAACGCAGCTCGACCAAGCGCGCTGTTGTTGGTGACGTTGCCAGGAGTGCCAGACGAGTCAGTACGGGTCATGGCCAGTGTGGTGAACGCGCCAGACGCGCGGGCCGTGCCGCCGATTGGTGTGCCGTTCATGGTGCCGCCAGTAATAGCAACAGCATCAGGCCGATACTCACCAGGGTCAGACGAAACCAAAACAGCAGCGCCGGAGGCAACCAGGGCATCGCCACGGTCGCGCGGTACGTCATATACCTGCCCGTCCCTTAGAACGACATTAGAGCCAACATTGGTATCGCGCAGAAGTCTAATAAACATAAACAGCCCCAAAGAAAACCGCCCGAAGGCGGTCTGGTTAAATCAGAGTATCGCCATCAGAATCGCCGGACTTTTTGCCTTTTCGCTTTTTATCGGGCGACTCTGGAGCAGTCTCTTCCACAACAGGAACAGCCCAACTCATACGTTCGTCCCGGTCGAACTCCTGACCAGCCTCAACATACTGGTAGGGGTTCGACAGGACGCCAGGCTTTGTGGCGCGTTGCCTCATTACGCCACCGTGAAGCCAGAAGGCGTCTTGATGTCATACTGAGAGCCGACAGCAATGTGAGCGGATACGGTCGTAGTCGGCGTGGTGCCGCCCTGGGTATAAGCCAGACGAATGAAGCGCTCCAAACCCTGATGAGGAATATTAAAAACAAACTGAGAACTTGCGCCCGGGGTACTGACCGCGTTCAAATACGTTGTAACTGTTGCAGCACTTGAAAATGCAGCATTGTCATCAGTCTGCAAGGCCACTGTGATGGTGGGTGTAGTGCCACCAGCAGCAGCCTCAAAATTGATGACAATGTGCAGATTTTCACCAATACCAACCTGGCGAATCTGGCTTAGATCAATCACATCGGTCGACGGCACAAGAGTAGTGCCGGTCAAAGCCTGCGACTGGCTGAAAGCATTTTCACGATCAAGAATCATAATGTCACCTCGCCATTAAGAGATTTGTGCTTCGTTGGACAGAATAGCGTCCACTCGGCGGATAGGAATACCCAAGAACGACAGGTTACCGCGGATCGGGTTTCCGAATTGATCCATACCCTGCTCAAGACCCAAAGCATTCGCTGAACGGTTCAGCGCATGAACGCGAAGCATCGAGAACACAGTGCGGTTCATGTAAAACGCAGGCTTGCACATACCAAAAGACGGGATGCGGTCGATCATACGGCTCATCAGTTCAATGATACGAACCGAAGTACCAGCGGTATCAGCAACCAAGGCAGACACGTCGATGTTTGCGCCGCGAACAACATAGCGCCAGTCACGCAAAGCCAAGCCGCACTTCCACTGATAACGATCCAGGTATGCGCGGTATTTGCCACCAACTGCATCGTTCACGGTATCCAGACCCAAATCCTCATGAATCAGACCAGCGGTCGAACCTTTCGGATAGATGCCGTGAACAGTGTTCTCACCCCAGCCGATCAGCCAGATCGAAGTGCCGTCACCACCAGTTACGGTGCCAGCACTCAGAATGTTCTGGCCGTTAACAGCGCCGGAAATAGTCGAATAGCGCGAAGCCAAGCCCAAGAAACGCTCCGGGTTCTGCTCGCTGTCGCCATAGATCAAAGTCGATGCCATCGCCTGGTTCATGGACTCAATGAAAGCCATGTTTTCAGACAAGCGGAACTGCGCGGTCGTGCCGTTTAGCTCGGCCAAATCCTTGTCGACCTGACCAAAAGCCTCCAGCATGCCGCAAGCGTCATCGACCTGCACGGTCGTGGACTTGGACTGCGGAACGCCATAGTTCAGCTTTCGCCATGCTACCGCAGGCAAGCCAGTACGCACGGTGGTGCGGTGGCCAGTGGGTAGGTTGCCCTCAACCCACAGCATGTCCTGCAATACCTCGTTGGATTGATTTAGAAGTTCAATAATCGATGCGACCCGGTCGTCGGGATCACGGCGCTTTGCCCAATCGGTCAGGGTCAGCGCGGAAAAGCCAATGGTTGCCATAAACTACTCCGAAAGGTTAGCGCCGGTCGGCGTAAATTAGCAGGTGGAAATCACTCTACTGCGCGAAGCATATTTCAGAGATAAAAACAACGCAACGCTGTCAACTCATTATTTTATTCGCACCACCATGATCCCGCCATCGGTCAGTTTGGTTTGATACTGCTCGCCGTGGCGCTTACCGCGACGACACACTGCCTGGCGCACCATTTCTGCAGTACGCATGGACTCGGGGACTATGAAAAAATCACCCAAACGCATCGTATCCCACGGATAACCAAAGCGCGCACCGAACGAAAACCTGTTCGCCATTGGCACGCGCGTGCCTGTTATTTTCGGCAACTGCTTCGGGTTCGGCATCTTAAGACGGCGACGTGCCTCCGTACAGAATATCGGCTATCGACTTGCGACCGCCCCCGGTTTGCTGTCCAAGGCCGGGCGCGTCATGCTCGGCAAGACCCTTGCCAATGTTGTGAAGCAGCTTAATGGTCTCGGCGTAGCCCAGCTTGTCCTCCAGAGCCGTGACCACATCGGACACCTTATCATTTGGGAAGAACTGACGAGCCGCGCGACGGGCAAGCTCCAGATTGCCATCGTGCTTTTGACCCCACTCGGTGCGTAAAGATTCGTCCTCTTCCTTGTTTTTTGCGTCCAGCGCCTGTATGCGAGCCTGCTCAGATACCTCATAGGCTTTCTGTTGAGCCAGGGTGAACTCGTTCCATCGGGTCGCCAGCGCCTTCGCTTGCTGCGGTAGCAGCCCGGCTTCCTTGAACCATTCACTGGCGGTCTTGGCGAACTCGCCGCTATCACCCTCCGGCAACGGAAGCTCGTATGCCTCGGCTTTGTCCGGTGCGCCGATTTGCTTGTAGAACTCCGACCATTGCTCGGGCGTGGCATCCTTGCCTGGCAATTTGACGGCTGGCGCTTCGTCAGCAGCAGGTTCGGTAGTGGTGGTTGAATCAGCAGGCTGGCTAGTGCTTGCATCAGGCGCAACACCTGGCGCAGCAGCAGTCTCGGCAGGCTGGTCACCAGCAATAGCAGACAATGCGGTCAAAGGCGCAACAGGCGCGGTGGTTTCAGACATCTTCAATCTCCTTAAGTTTGAGCAGAGTCTCGTCAGTCAGGTTCAGTGTTTCCACGATTTTGAGCCATACCTCGCGACGACCCTCTGCCAACAACGTCGCGTGTGTGTCGATCTTGCCGTCCTTGCCGACAACGACGCAGCTGGAATCAGCGCAGCAAAACCCGCGCAAATCAGCCAGCACCCGAGTGCCAGCCTCACCTCCAAAAACTTCGCGGTACGCCTTGCGACGATTCCAAAACCGCTCGTAAAGCGACTTCATGCGGGCAGACCAAGATTAGGCAGCATCTGGTTCGGCTGCGAGGCGGCCAGCGATTGAGCCGCCGCCAAATCCTTCGCCGCCGATGCCGCTACCGGAGCCGCCTGCAGCACGTTCGCCATCTCTGCCTGCTGCGCTTCCTGCGCCTTGACCTGCTCAAGCTCTTCGTCAGACAGCAGAATAGAGGAAGGCACTCCGTTAATTTCCGCCAGCACTTTCGACGCCTCGTCCATGTTGAAGCGACGGAATACGCTCGGGCCGGAAACCGACGCCATCGGTGCCAGCTGCTCGAACGTGCGAAGGATTGCAACGCCTTCTTCGGCACGCCGCGCACGCTCCAACGGACTGCTGAACTCGATCTCGAACAGGCCCCCAGCCTCGATCAGAGCGTCCGGCATAGGCGGTATTTCGCCAGCAGCCGCCAGGATGTCCAGCTCGCGCTCGATGCATGGCGACAAGTATTCGGTCTCAATTCGGCTCGCGGTAGGCGCAAGCAAAGCACCCTTCTCTTGAGCACGTAGCATAGCCTCAGTCGCGGTCATGTTGGGCGCATCGACCAGAATCTGGAACAGGGTGTTCCAAAAAGCATCGTTAATAAGCCGACGCTTCTGATCCATCAGCTCAAGACCAATGTTGGGATTCCCACCCACGGCCATCGGCTGGAGCATTTGTCGACCATTGCTATCGAGGCCGCCGTAATTGATGGCCGACGGTGTGAGCCGAATCGTGTCAAGTAAGCCGTCACGATGAGCCAGCAACGGTGGCAGCACAGACAGCTGAGCAGCCTGTATCGTGGTGCGGTTCATTTCGTTGAGCATGTTCACGTCCGGCAGCACCAGTGAAGCGGGGCCGCGCCCATACACCTCGCCCGATGTGACCGAATACCGACTGATCGCGTATGGGAAAGAACGAAAACCGCCCTCGCTTACGACATCCCGGCTTTCAATCGACACGAAATACGACACGAACGCCATGCCGCGATAGTCACGACGGCTTACGTCAGCGTCCTCACGCGGTTTGACGCAATGCAAAAACCAGAACTCCTGCTCGGGTCGCTTCTCGGCTGCGTGCTTGATTACGGACGGCAGCTTGTCCAGTCCGAACTTTTCAGCCGCCTGACGCGCTGTCATCGGGAATTCACGATGCACAAGGTCGACAACGCCGAACTCGTTCTCCATGAAGAACAACTGCTCGACCGGAACGCAACGGTAGTAAATCTCACGGCCAAGGCGGTCGCCAATGAACAACCCCATGTTGCCAAATGCGCCAGCATTGAAGTAGCTCTCATGCACCTGGTTGTCGAAGTTTGACGAGTAGCGCGCAGAAAACAGCCGCTTGTTTACCGCCTCCAGATAGCGCTTGACCTCGATGTCCTCGGCCAAATCCGGATCGCGCGGTTTTAGATTGTGCCACTGCTGGTTCCGAGGCGTGACCAGCGAGTGCATGGCTGCAGCAAAGCGATCCAGCGCCAAAGCCGGTGCCGCGTCGAATATCTTCTCAGTCTTGCGCTCACCTTTGATGTCAGTCGAACGACCACGCTGACGACGAAATTCAGCCTTTCGCGGAATCATCCGCTCTGCAATGTCCTGCCAAGTAGTCTCAAAATGCACGCGCTGCTGACGCATGCGCTCGTGCTTGTCAAGAACGTCACTCGCCCGAGAATCTGCCATGATCAGCCGCCAAGAACAGGCGTGGTGCCATTGCTGGACATTTGTCCAGTGCCAGTGTCGCCAGCCAGAACGGTCGCAGCACGACCTCGCCTGCGCCGTAGCATGTCGGCAGCATTGCGCTCGACGATGGTATTATCGACAACCGGAACCTTCGGCATTTCAACAGGCGGTGGCGGTGGCGGTACTGATGGACGGCTAAATATTCCTCCCATAGCAACTCCTAAGAAAAAATGGGGTAATCAACAACGGCATGCGTCTGAATAACGCCTAATTCTCGCACAGGCACGGCAAATGTCAATGCCAGAGAGTCTGCGCGGTCAGGTGAACGGACGCCCCGCTTCTTGGCATCGTCCTTCGATTCCATCAGCAACTCGCCGCCACGATACTCGTATTGCAGCGCGGTCAGCTCGGTCGATAAGTCGGGATCATTGGGTAGCGACGCGCCGTTTTTCAGGAACTCTCGCATATCACGCCACATTCGGGCGCGAAGATTGTAGTTCTGCCCATCGGACAGACGCACCGACGAATTGACGTCCGTCACAATCATGGGATACCAGCGACGCAGCATGTCAGCCACACCCGCGCCGATTCCAATCGTATCGACGGCAATCTGACCAGGCTTGACGCCCCAGCCCTCGATTGCGTCTTTCACGCGACCAGCAACGTCGACAACGTCCACCTTGCCGAACACGATCTGGGGATACACGACGCGCCCCTGCCTGAACGTGATCACGGTCTTGTCGTCACCAAACCTGGCCACGTCCACGCCCGCCTGCAACGGCCCAACGGCACGAATGTCCGCCGGGCCACGGGACAGGCAGGACGTCACGATGTCGCCAGCGATGAAGGCATTCGACACGGACGCGGTGTAGTCGCGGTCGATTTCCTGCGCCACAATCACCGGATCGAGCGTAGAGCACTGCTTGTCGTACCAAGCCTGATCCTTGCGCGGATCGTCCTTCCAGTCGAATACAAACACCGGAATGCGACCGGACATACGCTTACGATAAAACGGATTGCCAGCGCCATTAGGCGTAGAAACGTCAATCTTGCAGTTTGATGTCTGGGACAAGGCAGCATCAATCGCCTCGGGACGCTCGTAGAACGCGCTCTCGTCCTTGAAGTAGATCGATGTCCGGTTGCCACGCCCGATGTTGTCGCCGGACTCACCGACAATCGCCGCGCCATTCTCGGGATTGATGATCCGCATTGCTGGCGCATGGGTGCGCTCGATGTAGCCAACAGGCTGGAACTCGGCAGGCAGTAAAGCAATGAACTGCCGCGCCTTCCAGAATAACGACTTCGGGTCGCCCAGCTTGTCGACGTACTCCTCCTTGCGCGAGCCGAACCCGATCACGGTGCCAGGCTTGAACAGCCACATCCAGACAGCAATCGCCACGCAAAGCCAAGACACGCCCATGTCGCGCGACTTCTCGACAAGGCCATCCTCACGGCCAAGCCAGCGAGACACCACCCAATCAACGAACTCAGCCTGGCGCGGAAACAGCAGGAATGGCGTCACGCCCTCGATGTCGCGCTCGATGTTGCGCGGATCAAAGGTCATACCCCAATCGTTGATGAAGTCGACCGGATGGTCTGCATAGTGCTTTTTTACGCCCGCCAGCACGGACGGGTCAGCGCGTAAGCGCCTCAAACGCTCGATGCGCTGCTTGAAAACGGGCGCATAGTCAGGCGCACGCCAGTCAAGATCAGGCACGACGAGTCCACCGATTGAACAGACGACGCAGCGCGTAGGAACGCACCAGCGACACAACCGTGAAGATCGCGCCGATGGCGAGGTTATCCGACAGGCTGGCCTCGATGCCAAAAAACGGGAAAACAGCCATCTGAGTGCCGACAGCAACGCCATAGCCAACGGCCACATTAGTCACGGACTCAACCACGGACATCAGGCGAGACTGGCTCACGCACCACCCCCGAGCATCCGCTTGTAAGCCTCGGACGGTTCCAGCACGACGTTGGTCTGCACCGGCGGCAGATCCTCCGCGCCGCCAATGGCGAGTTTGTCGCCGTAGACCTTTGGCAGCAGCTTGGAGGCCACCCACTTGCGGGCATCCACGCGCAGCCTGTTACGGGCAATGGTGTTTGCACTGAGATCGAGCTTTATGTCCTCGCCTTGGTATTTCGCCTCAACTTCAACCTCATCAGCAATGGCGACAATCTCAGCGGCCAGCAACTCGGCCTGCAGTCGTTTCGCGCGCGCGTACCGTTCCGCGAGTTCCGGGGACTTATCGACCCAATCCATAAACCGACTAGCCGACACGCCATAGTCGGCACAGATCGCTCTCAGGCCGTCCGTTTCAGACGCGATGCGCTCAATCACCTTGTCGGCAATATCCGCGCGCTCCTCGACGGTTCTGCGCTTGCCAGCCATCAGCGCATCCCCATGCGGTCGATGATCTCCACCAGCAGCACGTAGCAAACCGGCACGGCGATCATGTACAGAAGGTACTCCAGTGTTTCCATAGTCAGATGTTACCCCAAGTGATGTGAAAATCGCAATATCACAGCCAGAATCGCCAATGACAACCAATGACGCCATGACCAAGAATTCCATATACGCGCCCGTTTCGTGTGCGCGCCCCTTACGCCTACCCTTTCCCCCTATATTTATATAATATATATATATAGTGTCATTAGGTGTCATAGTGTCTTTTTCCCAATAAAATCAATACCCTGAATCACTGACACATCGCCCAAAGGTGTCCTTAAAGGTGTCAGGAACCAGCAGTAAACGAGCCGCTCCGGTACGCTTCCATGCATCCCCGTTCAATTTTCGCAACACCAACCCGGCCTTGGTCACCTCCGCCTTAGTGCAGTTCTGCCTACCAAGTGTCACTAAAACCTCGGTGGCTGTCGTCCAATTCCAAGCGCTCTTCGGGTCGTCCCATCGCAGTTTTTTCGTGATCAAATCCTCGATTGGGTCGATCACAAGGAAATCTTCATTGTGGCTGTTGAGGGTTTCCAACTCCTGCGCCGTCAAGAACCAAGACTCGCCAGGCAGGTACAGCTGCTCGTAGATTTGCGCCCAGCACTGCTGCATATCAATGGAGTGGTTATAGTCCAACGACTCGACCTCAATCGTCCAGTAGCGCCGGTTTCCAGTGTCGTCGTGTAGGTAGTTCTTAGGGTTCACACTGGCAAAAAACACAGTACGCCGGGCAAACTCTGACTCGCGCCGAGCGTATGCTTTCCGAAGCACGTCCCGGTCGCTTGTGAGAAAGGATTTCAGCGCCGCCACGTCTGATTTGCGGAATGTCGCATCGATCTCGCCCAGCTCCACCAGCCAATTCGACACGCACTTCATGACGCTGTCACGGTCGTCCGGTCGCAGCAGCATCCCGTCCTTGAGCACACCAAGCTCGGCTGGAACTAGCGACTTGAACCACTTCGTCTTCCCGACATACTGAGCGCCCTGAAACACCAGCACACCGTGCGCCGACACGCCGGTCGGACAGAAGGCAGCAGCCACAGCCGAGATCATCCAGCGCTTAATGAACACCCGCTTCATCTCGGCCACGCGCGCATCAAAGGACTCAGACCGAGCACGCACCGTAGCCACCAAATCAGCCAGCCTGTCGCGCCCGTCCCACGGTTTGCTGGTGATCCACTGAGCTACCGGGTTATATTGATTTTTGTCAGCCAGGTACGTCACAAAGTCCGGCACGCGGTCGACGGGCAGTCGGAACTTCGCGCACTCTGACAGCAGCCAGGAAAGGCTGGCATTCTGGCGATTGTCGATAGAAAACCCGGCGCGCGGTATGAGTATCTCTTCCTGCTTACTGATGACGTTGTAGCGCACCACGATAGACAACCGCCGACATATCTCGGCAACGTTTTCGATGGTGGCGAGTGGCTTCCCTTTGTCGTTGGTGTCCGGCAACGGTGCGTAATAATCGACGAGAGATGCAGCGCCCGACGCAGGAGACGACGCGACTGCGCTGC